CTTGGATTTGGAGATATGGTAAGTTACTTTAATACAACTACCATAGCTACAGTAAATACAATTGATTTGTATATTAAAATCATGTGGGATTTATATTATATGGGAACTGGCAACAAAGATGCTGTTTATGGTGGTACTCAAGATGTAGGACCATATAGATGGCAAGATGTTGGTGATTATAAATTATGGAACCATGTAGGAAGTATGTATGGAATTAAAGGTAAAAATTATGATCCTTTATGGGCAATCAAGAAGTTTGAAACTTATGAACGTAATAACTAATAAACAATGGCAAAAACAGCAACAACCACAATTAAGGCTTACATTAAGCCAAAAGTATCCAGACCAGGAGTTCATGCTAAAACCAAGACTTCTAAATCAAAGAGATCTAAGAACTACAGAAAAGGTTATAGAGCTCAGGGTAGGTAGAAAAAAAAGGGGAAAGCTATTACAGCTCTCCCCATTCTATTTCAAACAACTGATGAAACAGTTTTTTTGTTTCTTCTTCTACATCTTCTTTTGACCATTTTTGCCAGTTGTCTCCAAAATGACTAGTGTCAAAACCAAATACCCACCAATTTTTAGGTGCATTTTTACCATCTCCAAAGTCTGAATAAGTTAATCCACCATGAATATGTATTTCATATTCTGTGTCCTCAAGTAAATAAAACACCCTATTATAGTCTTTTTCATACAAAACATGACTGGGTGGTATGGCAACATAACCATTTCCCCAACCTCTTTTTATTACTTGTTCTGCAAATGAATCTTTCCAATGTTGATTTTCAAGCACATACCATTTCATAATTCACCTCCTTCATTATCAAAGAAGTCTACAACTTCACATTTATTAGTAAAGTATATTACTTTAAACTTATTTTCTTCAAAATCAAATCTGACCACAGATAGTTTATCCAGAGCATTGTGAAAAGAACATGCTTTACAAACCATGCATTTACCTTTGTAGCTCTTTATCTTGTACACCCTATTGTCAGTCTTGTATTTCTCTAGTGGTTTATCTACACCACATTGAAAGCATCTAAGAGTGGAACTCATCTTCACAACAGTCACATTTCTCTTCAGTGTCATCTACACCATACTCATTGTCATACCAGTCTCTGGCATCTTTTTTATTTGGTTCATCTATATCTCCACTTGCCATAGCTTCAGCTCCTGCCATGTAAGCTTCAATCATCTTTTTTCTAAATGTTACTGGGTGCATCTTTTTTAAGTTTAAGAAATTGTTCTATGTTTGGTCTGAAATAATTTTCACCTTTTAATATTTTACCATCATGTCTAAAGATAGGTTTTCCATCTGCATTAAGTTTACTCATATTACTTGCTTGTATCTCATTAAATACATCTTCTATGATATGTTGCATACCATGTTTAAGAATAGTACCACATAGAATGTACAACTGGTCTCCTAAAGCATCAGCTATTTCTACAAGGTTCTTTTCATAACAAGCTTCTAAGTACTCATCATTCTCTTCTTTCATAAGAGTATGTCTTAGATTATAATCTGCATTAGATATTAATGATGGCCATTGTCCATTTGTTTGACCAAAAGCATTGTGGAATTCTGCCACTTTATTTAATTGTTCTAACATAACATAATTTATATTTATTTGTAAATTTACCTTTTCCATTTATATTTCTATAAAAAGCACTAGTTGAAAGGTTTAATTCTTTTAAACAGTCACCAACACTATTATATATAACACCAGTTAGCTCATTTTTTATTTTTTTATTATTTAAACCTAATGCTAACCATTTTTTGTGAGCTTTATTTACAGATGCTCTCCCCTCTTTAGAAAATTTAAGAGGTTTACCTTTTTTTGAATTAGACATTTTTAATTTAGCCTCTTCTGTATGTTTTTTTCCAGTACAACTTTTTCTTAGTTTTTCTAAAGTTTCAATAGATTTTTTATAACCTTTTGCTCTGATAGAACAATTTTTTTTATATTCTTCAGAGTGTTTATATCCCTTAAGTTTTTCAGATATTTTTAATTTTGTTTCTTCTGAATGCCTATAGTTACCATTAGGATTAGTAGGTTTAATATTATATCCAAAATTACTATTATGGGTATTAAGCAGATTGCACCAGTAATTTTCTTCTGAATATAAATATTCTTCATTACAAACAAGAAGTATATCAAATTGAAAGTTTTCAATACCATATTTATTATAAGCACTTTGTAAATGCCTATTATCATGTGTATTTTTCTTTAAATGAAATTTATGTTGTGAGAGTCTACCAACTATATTGGTACTTTGTCCTACTAAAATTTTATTATCTTTTATAGATCTTATTGTATAGATACCCATTGTCATTTAACAAATATACAATAATTTTTTTAATTCTTCCACTGATTTTAATTGTTTTTCCATATTCAAAGGTAAAAAAAAGGGAGCACATTTCTGCACTCCCTTTCCTGATTAATTATTAACCTGTTTAGGAAAACAGGGTCTTAGAAAAAGTCTGGAACATCTCCAGCATCTTCTTCAATGTCATCTAAATCAAAATCAAAATTATCTTCCTCAGCAAAGTCATCTATAACTATTGGAGCTTCAAATGTATTACCTGCTGGGTCAGTATAAACTACAGTTTCATCAGATGATTCTTTGTGATCCAAATACTCTTCCACTGTAACCGGGGGCTCAGGGTTCTCTATTGGAACTAGTATTGAATCTAACACAGCATCATCATCCTCATCAATGTCAAATGGAAGTTCTATGTCTTCAATAACATCTTCAATGATTTCTTCTGACTGGTGCAAAACCACATCATTTTCAATCACTTCTTGCACCACTTCAGGTTCCCCTTCTATTTCAGCTACTCTTTCTAAATACTCTTGATCTGTTTCAACATGTATAACTATTTCTTCTTCAGCTTCTATCTCAGCAATCTGATCTAATAAGTTAGTCTGATTAGGATCTACTAGAACTGGTGTACTTAAATCTTGAGGTGGTGTACTTATTTGTTGAACTGGTGCACTTACAGGAGTAAACTTATTTACTTCAGAAATAAACATATGTAGAATCCTTTGGTCTTCCATCCAAGTTTTTGGATGAGATTGCTGTAATGCTATGGTTACATAATTATAAAAAGCCCATAAGCTATTACTATCACTATATACATGACTAGGTCTCTTCATCTGATCTCTGATTATACTAGCTTGTTCTGTAGTAAGAATCTGATACTCTGCAAATAAAATACCAAGCATCTGAGCTTGTTTCCTCTTATTCATAGTTATTGATTCCATAGAAGCTTTATCAGCACACAACTGATTATAGTACATGTGAGCATTAGCTACTTGTTCATCTATTGTCTCTTGTGTCTCCGTGTCTGCAGTTCCAGTATGTTTTCTAGACCAGCTACCCATATCACCGCAAACCATTACAGTTCCGGTTTTATTTACATATGCACCAATACCACATTTAAATCTTACTTGTTTGTTATAACTGTTTGTCCATGCAAACATCATAGATAATTCAGGGTCTGAATTAAAATTTAATTTATAAATACCTTGAGCAATCTGACCATCTGCAGTAGCTCTGTATTCTTCTTTTACAATTGTAAATCCAGCATTAACTAATGCTGTAATTGACATATCAATAACTGACTCATGAGAGATAACTGTATAAGTATCCCCATGAGCTGGAAGAGCTACACTAATTAAGTGTGCTTTTCCATACTCTTGGATTTTCTTTGGCATTAAAATAAACTTAATTGATTCTTGTTAGGTTCTAAACCTTCTATTTCTTTTCTTATATTTTCCAGATAATACTTATAGTTTATCTCATAATCATCAAATGGCATATCATCCACATGATTAATATATACTTGTTGCAGCCATTTACCGGCTTCAGTCTGTATTTCTCTTTTGTCAGACTTATTTACCTTGACAATCTTAGAACCACTCTTACTGATATAATATCTTATAGTATGTTGCAGGTCCTTTTCTTTGTATACACCATCCTTAATATACTTCTCTACATACACCCATTCTCCTTTAATCTTCACACCACCACAATAATCAAAGATATTTTGGTTTTGTTTCAGAAACTCTTCAGGTGCTACACCATCAACAAAGTATGCATGTAGTGCTTTAGGAATAATAAGAAAGCTTTTGTTCTTATGTAATGCTAAGTCTTTGTACTCAAATCTACCTTTACACTTAGACTTACCATCTTCAGTAACAGCAATATAGTTATTTACATCACCAAGTACTATCTTAGAATAAGTATCATGTTCTAATTGTAGACTAGTAAGTTCTTCCCAACGGGCACATATCTCCATATACTTATCTACATACTCTCTTGGGATCATTGTCTCAAGACCATCTGTATTTTGCAT